GAATGTTGATAGAGTGGGAGTCTTCGGTCAGGAAGTCGATGTCCAATACCGTAGCACCGCTGGCCCCGCCATCCTTGATAGTCAGGCGGCCATTGCCCGTAGCGTTGGTAAGTACCTGAACCTGACGAATGCGAGCAGGGCCAACGCCGAGATCGCCGTCAGAATCAGTACGCTTGGTTTTGATGTCAGAAGAGGACATTACGACCTCCTATTAAGACGGGGTTACTGCGCCAGTGCCGTCAGCAAGAACCCAAGTATCAGTAGCGCCAGTGCCGGTCGCGATGTACAGGTAGCTGTTGGTAGTTTCAAAAGCGAGCGTGCCAGCAGCCTTACCAACGGTGTTTACATCGTCAGTAGCGTCAGCAAGTTCGGTATCAGAAACAGTGTGGATCTGGACATAGCCAGCGGTAGCGTCAATGCTACCAGTAACGGTACCGGTTACGTCACCTACGAAACCGTTAGTTGAGGTGACTGGGCCGCTGAAAGTTGTGCTCGCCATGAGATTTTCTCCGTGTTGCAGCACTCGCTACGTAGTCATCTGCAATGTCCGCTGGGCCGGTCTACGTAGCTGGATTTCCCAGACTTACAGTGGTTTATACGTGGAAAAAAGTTACTCGTCAAGAACCCATTTTTTGTGTCCCACCCCAAGAACTTTTACCCACCCCTGAGCTGCTGCGTAGTCTTTTTCCGACATACCCGTCTTATACGGCTGTACGGAATATCGGGAATGGCGAACAATTTTGGAAGTATCTGCCCACCAATAGTCCGGTTCTGTGATGGATTCAAGACGAAATCCTGCTGTTCGATAAGCCTCACCGTCCCCCCAACGTAAATCAGCATAAGAGACTAACGTACCTTCCGGATGATCCTTACGAAACGCTTTCACAAGCCTAGAAATACCTCCCAATACCCTTCCTACGGAGGCATACCGTAAAAGTTCCCAACCGGCGTTATTGAACCGACCTTTCCCAAAAGTAGCTACCGCTACTAATTCACCATCTATACGCAATCCGTATGCCCTAGATAACGTACTACCTGCACCTTGCAGATGATGAGTTTCAAGAAATTCTCGGACCTCTGTAGTTTGTGGTTGCGTCACTATACATTTACGAGCATAAACTGTATTAGAAACACCTAATATAGCTTTGAGTCGTGCTTCAACCAGTGGCCGTTGGTGACGCCACTCATCCTCAAATACCTGCACTAACTTAACCCCCTTGGAGGTACATTTTTCCCATTTTTCTCGGGTTTTATTCCCGATAAGACTTTCCCGGTGATACCACAAGCCGTTGTATTCAATCCCTACTTTCTTACTAGGTATGAACACGTCTATCTCTCTACCACTCAATACGGATGTATCACTACAATGTATTTCCAATCCCAATGAAGCTACAAAATCTGCAAGCTCCTGCTCCCCTTTGGAAATTCTACCTACGCATTTAGGACATCCCGCCCCACTCAAATGATTGTGTGGGGTTTGCTTAAACTCTCCATGTACAGGGCACTTAATCCGCATATTTTTATGTAGCCCGGAAAGTCCTGATACGTATTCATAAGTGTCTCCGTGTACCGACTGCGCTCGCCGTAGAAATTCACTAATACTTAATTGGCTACGTTTACCATTACGTTCGTAACCACAACGGGGGCAACCTTTCCCAGCAAGGTGGATGTACACAAGTTGTTCAAATTCACCGTGTACTGGACAAACAATCTGTGCCTTGGTACGACTGTCACGAATGTATTGTTCCGGGTAGTCATAACTATCCCCGTGAACCCCCCGTGCGGCCTGTACAAAGCTATCGTAAGTATGTGAGCGTTTATCAACACGAGACTTCACACCACATTTTGGGCATCCAGCCCCGTTTCTGTGGTTGTTCTCACGCTGTACAAAATCCCCATGAGTGGGGCATGTAATGGTTATTGGCTCCCCATACTTCGTGTACACCGATTTAGAGTAGTCGTAAGCACCTTTATGGGTGCGGGTAGCCTGCTTGATCCATATGTTTGTAGTAAGCGCTGCGCGTCCCATTATCGTCTCCTTGGTTAATGCGACCACGATACGTACTAAATCGGTGTATGTCAAGTAGTGGAATACGAACATAAAAAGCCCCTCCGAAGAGGGGCCTCAATCAAGCTAAACGCTTAATTTATTTATGCACCCGGAGAACCGAAGATGCCCAGCGGATCGCTCACGCCAAATGAATAGCGTTCACGAGCCTTGTAGCGGCTGTTGCCAGTATCGAAGTCAGCGTCCATAGAAGTTGACATCGGGGTACGGACAAAGTGCTTCAGGCCGTTCGGAATGTCAGTGGTGAGGAACCACGCATTCGTATCCGTAAGGTAGTGATTAACAGCGTAACCGCCCGGAATAGCGCCGTTGGAACGAATCGCATTGATGTCGTTGTCAGCGGTAGCTACACGCAGCTCGGTGTCGAGCAGACGGGTTGCAACGAACTGCAGTGACGGCGGGATAATCAGCTTCTTCGGCTTAGCCGCGATCAGCAGACCACGCTCGTCGGTCCAGCCAGCGATCTGAATGACTGCCGCCTCAAGGGAGGTTTCGTTCAGGTCAGCCGCTACAGACGGTTCGTTGGAGTTAGTGCCACCATTTACCAGCGGGTGATCGGTTGCACAGAGTGCCTTGCCGTCGCCGTAGGTAACGCCGCTGAACGCGTTGTTCAGGACGTAAGCAGCCTTAACCTGCTTGGTGTAGGCCATAGCACGAGCCAGAGCCTTGGTGTAGCGAGAGGACAGAGAATCATACAGATTATCTTCAATCGCTTCTTCAGTGATACTGAAGCCCATTGCAATGGTTTCGTGAGTATAGCGAGCGGTCCATGCTTCCTGCGCATTGTCGTAGGAGATGGAAGCGCCTTCTGCCTTCACCGGAGCGGAACCGAAGCCAGACAGCTTGGTTTCTTCTTCAAAAGAACGGTCAGAAGATTCAGTTTCGTAAATCTCCTTGTGCTCTTCACCATACTTAGCGTATTCCAGACCAAACAGCGCGTTGAGTCCGGGCAGCAGCTCTTTGAGGAGCTGGGAACGTGAAATTGCCATGATTTACTCCTTACACGCCAGCGTTGTTGGTCATGTGATGACCGCCGATTGTGAACTTAACGTACACATCCGGGTAGTTATCACTCTGTGAGTTGTTAGCAAAACCAACAATCAACAAGCCACCGACAGTGGTCTGTACGGTTGCGTCGAGTGCCATAGTGGAATTGCCAGTAGAGGTGCTACCTGAAGTGGTAGCGTTCTGGGCAGCCGGGAACTTGGTGATAGCACCAAGAACTGCCTGTGAGCCAGAACCGTCAAGCTGTGCTTGGAACACAACCATCGGATCATCCACAACATATGCCTTCACAACACCAGTGGTGCCGGACGGATAATACTGAGAGTGGATAACCTGACCCTGAGCATTTACATACTCACAGCCCACGAATACGCCAAGAGCACCGATGCCATTGCCACCAAAGTTATTGGTAGTGATGTCAGCACCGGTACCGTCAGCCAGTTCAACGTAGCCAGCGGTGGTTAGCTGTACGACTGAGCCGTAGAAGATGTTGTTTGCAACACCAGCCGGATCAATCAGGTACTCCGTAGTAGCACCAGCGTACGGCATGCCGTCAGCGCGTTTTACGGGGCGAAGCCCGTAAGGAGCAGCAGAAGTAGCCATATTAGACTCCTATAAAGGTTAAATTAAGTACCATCACCGAAAGTAACCTTCGTTTTGCGATCTGAGAAAAGAGGCATACGAGGGTCATTTTCGCGCATGAAATTGTTGTCAACCGAACGCATCTGAGCTTCAGATTGCTCGCGATAGTAATCATTACGATCGTCAACCATTTCCTTCGGGGTTTTGCAAAGCATCAGACCACCAATGATGATGTTGTCGCGGAAACGCGGATCATCTACTGGAGATGAAAAAATCTCCGGGTGGGCAGAAGCTTTTACAGGCTCCCAACCTTCACGTAGTTTTGCGGAAACATTCATGGCATCAGGCTGCCCCATTGTGCTCACACGGACCCAATGAAATTCATAGCCTTCCTCCGGATTCGGAGTTGGAAGTGTTTCGGGACGTACCCAAGAGCGCTTCCGAGCCGTTTTTTCGCGGGTTTCGAGTTCGCGGTTTAGTCTGTTCTCAGCCATTTTGATTCCTCATGTCTTTTGCAACCTGTGCGGCGTATTGTTGGGGGGTTAATCCTAGGCGTTTAGCGATGGACAACTGTGTCTTAGTCAACCTAATTTTCTTAGGTGCTGTGCTCCGCGTAGCGGGGGCGACGACGTTGGCCTTCTTCTGCTTCGGTTTAACAACCTCCTCTTCTGCTTCTCCAAAATAATCTGGGAAGACTTGGCGCATACGAGAATCAATTTTCTCGTAGTAATCATCACTTCGGGGGTCAATCCCCTGTTTGACGAGTTTATTGTGCAACCCCAGCGCGAAACTCGTCATTTCATCGTCAGATCCGAACCACGAATTGGACTCAGCCCAAGACGTAACTTTCGGATCTACCGCCGGTGCTGGGGCGGGTTGTTCATTTTGTACCGCAATAGATTCCTCTTGTAAAGCAGGGACCTTAAAATTAGCCACTCTTTCTGCCCGCATCTTAGCGGCTGTCAAGTTTTCTTGCGCAGTAACAACTGCGTCTGCGTCACCTGATTCGTAGGCCGCTTTATAAGCACGTTTTGCCTGTTCGAGTTCAGATGCAGAAGCACGTTTTGCCTGCTCCAAGAGGGCTTCTTGGTTCTTGTTTACGGTACCCTTAAGTTTCTTGTTCTCCTCGACAAGCTGCTGGGCTACACGCTCCAGTTCTTGCCGCTCACGGAGTGCCTTTTCTTTTTCACGACGCTCGTCGTGGTATCCCTTGCTAAAATGTTGTATACGGTTACGAACTTTCTCAGAATATTCTGATAGTTCTTCGTCGGTTACATCTGCAGGGGGCTCAGAAGGTTTGCGATTCCGATCCGCTTTCGGGGTGTCGTCCACCACCTCCAGCTCAACGTCATCGTCGTCTACTTCTGGCGCCTTTTTCGCTTGCTTTTTAGCCTGCTTCTCCTCTTCTTCGCCTTCGAGTTCTACCTCAAATTCTTCAGAATCGTTGCTGGCTTCATCCTGAGCTTCGTCAGGAAACTCGTATTTCACTTGTTCAAATGGCATTTTCTACTCCTTACGCACGCGTGATTCCACGCGGATCGGCGACGACAGCCTCAATGGAATCGTCGTTCATTAGGCGATATTCCACCCCATTAAACATAAAACGGGTGCCAGTATTGGCACGAAACATCACGTAGTCGCCCTGTTTACACCACGGTCCGTTCGGAAAACGGCTTTCGTCGTTATAAGCCTGCTCGCCCATGTCTACCACAAGGCCAATCATCGAAAGGATGCGCTCCTCGTGCATGGTTTTATCCGCTTTAATGATTCCGGACTCGTATTTGTCCTCAATCTGCGGCAACGCAATCAGTAGTCTGTAGCCTACTGGTTTAGGAATTTGAGCTTCTAGCTCCTCAGTGCTCACTTCAGCAGTGGTATCAGTCATCATCTTCATCCATATAGTTACGCGAAAGGTCTTCAATTTCTCGCTGTGCGGCACTCAGACCCCGAAGAATCCCGCACGCTTCCCGGTAGGCGGCATAGTCTTTTGCTGCACCATCTACAAGGAATTGCATCGAAGAGTTTTTACGCTCCTCAAGTCGATCAATAAGCACGTCAAAGACGGTTTTTGCCATTATTTAGCACCTTTTTGTGGTCCGCTAAGCGTTTTCATAAGCTCCATTTTGATCTTATTACTTGCTTGTTTCTCTTGGGAGGAAATTCGCGCTCCCTCTTTTTGCGCCTCGATAGCCACTTTTGCCTGTTCGAGCTGCAGTTTTTCGGCGGCAATCTGAGCGTCGGCCATGTCCTTTTGCGATTTCCGCTGGACTTCCTGTTGCTTGATCTGCACTTCCTGCTGCTGGAGTTGGAAAAGTGGGTCCTGAGCCTGTTGTTGCGCCTGCTGCTGAGCAACCTGCTGCTGGTGAGACTGGGTAAGTTGTTTGCCTGCGTCGGCAACCAGACGAGCGAGATTGACCTCGACTTCTTCTGGCAACTCTTCGCCCGGAGGTGGTAGCGCAACCCCAAGGCGTTCCTCGATCTGCTTCCGATAACTGAAGCCCAAGTGCTCGGCAATGTGAGCCTGCAGTGCCTGCATGATCTGCTGTGCCTGCGGGTTCTGGCCGATTGTCTGGGCGATCATCGGGTCCTGCATGAAGCTGGTATGCGTCGCAATGTGCGCATCGTGATCTTGATAAATAAACGCTTTCATTGGCTTTCCAACGAGTGCGTTCATGTTTTCGCTGACCGGATCGGTCGGTTTTGCATCTTCCGTAGTCGGAACAAGTTTGTCGGCATTCTTGATGCCAAGCACCTCGATCATCTGCCGATGAAGCTGAGGGAGGTCGTAAATCTGCGGAGCCTGTGCCGCCATCTGCAATACCGCTTGGTACTGCACGACACGCTGCGCCATTGTTGAAGAGTTCGGGTCAGAAACAGGGATAACATCCACCATCTCATAGTCCGAACGGCGAGCCATCGTTTCACCACGGTAGGGTTCGTACGAATACTCTTCTGGAGCGTAATCGGCAATGATCGCTTTGAGGAGTTTGAACTCCTGCTTCATCGCGTAATGCACTCTGGCCTGAACAGCAGCCATCGGCTTCAGGGTGCGCTCCAGTAGTGCAAGGGTTGTACCGACCGGCGCTTGTGCGCTCATGTCGGAGATGTTCATGTCGGAAATCGCACCGAGGCGACGCCCTTCATTTGTGATCTTGTCCAGCAATGCCAGCAGAGTCTGAGACGGCTCCTTGTACGGCAATGCCATGATGTTGTCACGGATCGAACCCGACGGCACGTCTACATCACGGAATTCGCCCGGACCAATCGGTGTATCATCACCCTTAACGCGCAAACCACGTGATTTCAGGCCGCCCGGAAGGTTCGACAGCGTACCTGCATCAACCAACTGACGGATCAGTGAAGTGCCTGCGCGGGCATAACCACCAATAATGTGGATCAGACCAAGACCGTAGAAGCCAAATCCCGGCACATAAACATAATGAACGAAATGCTGGCGTTTCAGGTGCAGTGAATCACCTTCTTCCCAGTTACGACGAATTGCCAATACTTCGCCACTACCCGCTTCGATTGTCACGACATACGGTTTAGCGAGATCGTCTTCCTCGTCGATACCCTCAATAACCAAATCAGCATGCACTTCGTACAGCGCATACCGCTCGTCGTTATTCAGCTCGTACCCGCCTTCTTCGGCCTTTTTCTTCTCAATATCGGTGTGGAATGAACCCGGTTCGCCAAGCTCAACATCCGCATAAAACCCACTGTCCTGCAGCTTACGAATCTCATTTTTAGTTTTACGCATGATGTGCGTAACACGCTCAGCAGATTCAATATGGCTTGCGCCATAAGGCACCACCACATCTTCAGCCGGGATATACACAGCCGTCTGACGACCGATATTCGGGTCAAAATAAACCTTTTTGAACGCAGATCCTGCCAAGCCGAGGCTATACAGAAGACGTTCATGCTCCGGACGGTATTCAACCATGCGCTCGGTCAGCTCATAGTTCATGTCCGCTTTCACACGTTGCGCGGCTTCTTCCTTCTCCTTTGACTCCTTGCCGAGAATC